GCGGCACTCATCAGTTGGAAAAGGTTAGGTTATCGGTGAACAGCTTGAGTTCTGCGTGTTCCCAGCGGTCTAGCCAATCGACCTGAGCCTTAACCTGCGGCCAGCGCAGGGTGTGGCCTGTCTGCTTTTCGTAGTCGGCAAGTATCTGATCGGACAACTTGCCAATGCTCAGAATCCATTGCAGCCGTTCACGGTTGCTCAGGTTGGTGCGGTCTAGGTTCTGCTTGATGTCATCAATGTCTGAGTTGTACTGCTCAATCATTTGGTGAGTCCCTCGTTGATTGCATAGTCGGCAGCTTGGTTGTATTGACGCATCTGCATATGCGCCCGATGCGCTGCTTCGTGCTTTTCAATGAAATCAACGGCAGCGATCATCTGCTTGGTCGCGTTCTCAAGCTCGCGGCGAGGCATGTATGACTCAAGCTCTAAAGCTTTGTCGTGCCATATCTCCTCTTGACGCAGATGGATTCTCCGCTTGGCAGCCATTGCACTGGTGTCCTGATCTCCCGCCCACTCAGCGGAGTCAACGTGGAAATCGACACGGCGTTGTGCCTTCACCCAATCAACGACGGTGCGCTGATGCTTGGGGTTGATAGCCTTGATTGCGTTCGCAACGGCCAAGTAATCATCTATTTTTGGTTGCTGTTGTTTGGTCATGGCTAGAAGCCTCCCATTGAGATAGCGCCGTGGGCGCGGGTTGTTGTTTTGATCTTGGCAACGATTGCACGCTTGCGTTCGATCAGTCGGTTAAGGAATAGGCGGCGGCGATTGTGTCGCAGTACCCGTTGTCGTTCTTGGTGTGTCATCACTCACTCCATAGTTCAGTTCATCAATAGCCACTCAGTAAGTGGTCATTGGTGAGCCGAAGCTCTGCCGCATCCCAGCTCGTTGGGCATTGTCAGGATCAAAGGCCGACTGAGTAGCATTGCCCTGTACAGGGACGAGCCTCACCCAGCCGTTCAACCTCAGACCTTCACCAATGCTTTAGTTCTGGCTGCTGCGGCAAACAGCGCGTGTCTTGGTCTGCATGTGTGACTGCCCATTGATTGTCGGTACGGCACACTGCTCGCCTCTCACGCCCCAGAACATTTCCCCGTCTGGTAGGTGCATCCGATGCCGCATTGCCCATTGATTGTCGGTACGAGCGGTGCATCCGGTGGATGGCGGGATTGGGTACGGCTCCCCGTCGCCGTTGAGTGGATTATACGCACAGGTGAACGCAGTACGCAATACTCAGTAACCAATAAATGTTTAACGGTTGTAGATACAACGAATGGCTCAGAGAAAAATTACAGGGGCGTTGATGCAGGCCACGAGCAAAGTCGATTTGACTATTAGATGAAACGCGCACGCGAATAGCAGATAGCAGTACTCAATACAAGTATTGACAAGCAAATAAGTAGCAAATAGTCAGTAACGAGTAGAAAGTACTTAGTAATCAACAACTTAGATACGAATTCCCGTCTAAGCGTTTTTCACGATGAACTGGTGCATATGTATGGCTTAGGCAAAACAGGCCTTAGAACGCAATTCTGGGCGTCCTATCGGCAAGTGCGAAATGTCAAGCTTTATCTATGTACTGGTTACTGGGTACTGGTGGCAGACGGCCAAGCTGGGCGGCGGTATGATTCCGGCAAACAGGCAGCACGGTATCGGAACATGGGCAAACCCAAGTCAGGACTCACAGCTAAACAGCGGCACTTTGCATTGGCATTGGGCAGCGGTGCAGGCATGACATTAAGTGATGCATACAGGGAGGCATACGATTGCAAGAATATGAGCGCGGCAGCCATCAGGACGGAAGCCAGCAGGCTTGCAGCGAACCCTGCCATTACCCTATTGATTGAGCAGCAAAGGGAGCGGACTCAGCGTGCAGCATCGGCCTCTGAGGTCGGAGACCGTGACCGTGTTTTACAGCGCCTGCGGCAGTGGATGGATGATGCCGAGCCTACCGATACAAACAAGCTGAAGGCTGCACAGCTACTTGGTCAGACCGTGGGGATGTTCAAGGATGTGGTAGAGACCAACAGCGGTGACCGTGCCAGCACCGAGGTAGCCGCAGAGATAGAGCGGCGCTTGGCAACACTGCAAGCAGCAGCCGAGCCTAAGCCTAAGCCTGACAGTCTGCACTAGTGGCAACAGTACACCATACGCAAACGGTTACAGTACGCTGCACACAATACGCTAACCGTTGTACACCCCCTGCCTCTCAGCGAAATTGTCTATCATTTTGCATACCCCTACCCCCCCTATAGCCAGTTGCGTGCCACCGTCTATATACATAGTAAAACGCTCAAATAATTACCTAAAAAATATATAGTCCGTAAACAGTACGCAGTACACTTCCTTTTTTTGCAGGGAAATGCCCTAGGAATCCTAGTGCCTAAAAATTTTTCACAAAAAATTCAAGCCGGGTCTTGCCTCATCCTTGTCAAGTGTGTAACTTCTGTATAATCAGTTATTCCTCTCTTAGGAATATGCCTAGGTAGGCATGTGCCGATTAGGCAAATGCCGATTAAGTAGATCCGTAAGTTTTTTTATATGGATTACTAAGTAGGTAGATTCCTAGGCTAGTCATATTCCTAAGCTAGGTATATTCCTAAGGGAGTTTTATGTCGGTTCTTGACAGAGTAGACCCCAAACTTCTAAAGCAGATACCCAATCTTCCTGAGCATGAGCAGAGGGAGATACTTGCTCTCATAGAAGAGCTAGAAGAGGCTGAGGGTAAAGAGCAAGCCCGTGAAGGGTTTATGCCGTTTATTAAACGTGTGTGGCCTGCTTTCATTGAAGGGCGTCATCATAAGATCATGGGCGCTGCTTTTGAGCGGGTTGCCCGTGGTGAGTTGAAGCGGCTCATTATCAATATGCCGCCAAGGCACACTAAGTCTGAGTTTGCATCGTACTTACTCCCTGCTTGGTTTCTGGGTAACTTCCCAGAGAAGAAGATCATTCAGACCGCACACACTGCTGAATTATCAGTGGGGTTTGGTCGTAAGGTTCGTAACCTAGTAGACAGTGATGATTACAAGAGCGTTTTCCCGAATCTAGGGTTACGCGCTGATTCAAAGGCTGCTGGACGGTGGAGTACTACTCAGGGCGGCGAATACTTCGCTATCGGTGTTGGCGGTGCTGTGACTGGTAAGGGCGCGGATCTTTTGATCATTGATGACCCTCACAGTGAGCAAGAAGGCCAAAGTGCCGATCCGGGCGTGTTTGATAAGGTTTACGAATGGTATACCTCTGGGCCTAGACAGCGTCTACAGCCGGGAGGCGCGATCATTGTTGTAATGACACGCTGGCACAAGCGGGATCTTACTGGGCAGATCATCAAGTCTTCTGTTCAGCGGTCTGGTACAGATGAATGGGAGGTTATTGAGTTCCCTGCAATCATGCCGTCAGGCAAGTCGCTATGGCCTGAGTTCTGGCCTTTACCTGAGCTAGAGTCGCTTAGAAACGAATTACCAGCGCCCAAGTGGAACGCACAGTACCAACAGAACCCCACATCAGAAGAGGGCGCGTTGGTTAAGCGTGAATGGTGGCGCGAATGGGACAGTGATGTTCCGCCAGCTTGTGAGTTTATTATTCAGTCTTGGGATACGGCATTCCTCAAGACTCAGCGTTCAGACTTCTCAGCCTGTACAACGTGGGGCGTTTTTTACCACCCAGACGATACGGGCACTATGCAGGCAAACATAATCCTGCTGGACGCGCACAAAGAACGCCTAGAGTTCCCTGAGCTTAAAAAGAAAGCTTTTGAGTTATACGGCTACTGGGAACCAGATGCTTGTATCGTTGAAGCTAAAGCGGCAGGTACGCCGTTGATCTTTGAGTTACGGGCTATGGGCATCCCTGTTGCGGAATACACGCCGTCTAGGGGTAACGATAAGATTAGCCGTGTAAACGCGGTATCGGATCTATTTGCCTCTGGTAACGTGTGGCGGCCTAATACTAGGTTTGCAGAAGAGGTTGTAGAAGAGTTTGCATCGTTCCCTGCTGGTGAGCATGATGACCTTGTAGACTCATCTACACAGGCGTTACTGCGGTTCAGACAGGGTGGGTTCTTACGATTACTCAGTGATGAAGAGGATGAGCCTTTTTATCCAAGAAAGGCCAGTTATTATTAATGCCATATCTCCAAAGTAACATCCCGTACTTTAAGTGCTGGGTGAGAAAAGAGTACACGCATAACCATACGAAATATCATGGAGAGTTCCTTCATGCTATGGCGATTGCGGTAACTACAATGCCTACAAGATGCTTGAGCTTTCAGGTTATCTTCACTGGGGCGGAAACCTACGACACTGATGAGCCGAATGTTCATGGTGGCGCAATGTGGGCAAGAATGCCGATAACGGCACTAGTTGCCGATACACCGTATGAAGAATGGCCTGAGCCGATGCCAGTGTGGGCTGCACAGCCTTGGGACTGTAGTTCTAGGGATCACAGCGTGTATGTGCTGGACAGGGCGACACCGTGTCCTTGGCTGGCAAAGATAGACGGCCAGTTCTACCCTGCAAAGTATTACTTCACGGTAGATTACACCAACAACGAGATTGCAGATGACCCTGCTCAGCATAAGCAGAGCCATGTCATGGAGCTACTTGATGCTGGCCCGTACACGGGAAACATCGTAGCTTTGCCGAATAATCGTGTTAGGGTGACTCACCCAGCGTGGTTTGAGACAGGAGAAGGTGCGCCTGACTTCAGGCCATCTCAACACATTCATTACAGCAAATCAGACTTAGATTACACCTTAGACGTAAATCAGGTCTTTGATAACTTATATGCAGGAGACTCGCATGAAGATGAAGAGTAAAGGTTATAACCGAGGTGGTAAGACCAAGATGGGTATGGCTGGCGGCAAGAAAACCAAAATGGGTTACGCTGGCGGTAAGAAAACTAAACTGCCTATGGTTGAAAAGGATGGAACGATGGTTCCGTTTTTTGCTGCTGATGGCAAAGGCAAAATGAAAGCTGGCGGCATGGTTCCTAAGACCAAGGGCTACTTCAAGGGTGGCAAGACCATGCAAAGCAAGATGGCTACCAAGGGCGGCAAGCGCGGCGGCAAAGGCTAATGGCCGTAGATCGACCATTGCAGACCCCAACCTCTCTTATGCCGGGGATGGAGGAAGAAGCACTTGAGATAGAGATCGTTGACCCTGAATCCGTATCTATTGCGGCGGGTGGTGAAACCATTTTTGAGTTTGACGAAGACGATCTAGGCCAAATGCAGATACCGCATGACGCCAATCTTGCTGAGTTTATTGAAGATGGCGATCTAAACGCGATTGCAAGTGATCTTGTGGGCGCTTTTCGCGCTGATAAAGACAGTCGATCTGATTGGGAGCGATCCTATATCGAAGGGTTAGACCTTCTTGGGCTGAAACATGAGGAAAGAACCACCCCTTGGGATGGCGCTTGTGGTGTTTTCCACCCTTTGCTGACTGAATCTGTAATTAGATTCCAGTCCCAAGCCATTCAAGAGTTGTTTCCAGCGAGCGGCCCTGTAAAAACATCTATTGTCGGCAAAATAGATGACGAAAAAGAAAAGCAAGCACACCGAGTTCAAGACTATTTGAACTATATGCTTACTGAAAAGATGACCGAGTACCGTTCTGAGACAGAGCGGATGCTTTTTTCTCTGCCTTTGGCGGGTAGCGCGTTTAGAAAAGTGTATTTTGACCCCTCAATGGGCCGCCCTTGCAGCATGTTTGTGCCTGCGGAGGAGTTTGTTGTCAGTTATGGCGCTTCTGATCTAGAAACTTGTGAGCGTGCGACTCACATAATGAAAAAAACCAGCAATGAAATCCGAAAATTGCAGATTTCCGGGTTTTATGCAGACGTTGACTTGGGCGAACCGTCTCCATCGTCAACAGATTCAGACAGAATCAAAGACAAATACAACGAATTAACGGGTGATGAGCCAAGTTACGACAGTGACAGCAGGCATACCCTCCTTGAGATGATGGTTGATCTTGATCTTGAGGGTTTTGAGGACATGGAGGGTGGAGAGCCTACGGGAATCGCCCTGCCATACGTCGTTACAATAGATTTATCGTCTAGAACCGTCCTTTCAATCAGAAGAAACTGGTATGAAGAGGATGAGCGTAAGCTGAAGCGCCAGCATTTTGTGCATTATCAGTATATGCCGGGGCTTGGGTTCTACGGGTTCGGTTTAATTCACATGATTGGCGGGTTGGCTAAGTCTGCAACGTCTTTGTTGCGCCAACTTGTGGACGCTGGCACGTTAGCAAACCTTCCGGGCGGCTTAAAATCTAGAGGATTGCGGATTAAAGGCGATGACACGCCAATTATGCCGGGAGAGTTCCGAGATGTGGACGTTCCGGGCGGCACAATCCAAGATAATATCCGATTTTTGCCCTACAAAGAGCCAAGCACGGTGTTGTATCAGCTTATGGGCGATATTGTAGAGGAAGGACGCCGTTTTGCCTCGGCTGCTGACGTAAAAGCGGCAGATATGAACGCAGAAGCGCCTGTCGGCACCACATTGGCGATCATGGAACGGTCAATGAAGGTGATGAGCGCGGTTCAAGCGCGGTTACACGCCTCTATGCGTACTGAGCTACGGCTTTTGTCGAATGTAGTAAAGGACTTTGGCCCTCAAGAGTACCCATACGACGAAGAAGGCCCAGCGTTAACACGCGAAGATTTTGATGACCGTGTGGACATCATACCTGTCAGTGATCCAAACGCAGGAACGATGGCTCAAAGGATTATGCAGTATCAGGCTGCGCTTCAGTTGGCTCAACAATCGCCTGATATGTACGATATGCCGCTCCTGCACAGGCAGATGCTTGAGATACTGAACATTAGGGATGCAGACAAGATTGTGCCTGTAGAGGGCGATATGCAGCCTACAGACCCAGTTTCAGAGAACATGAACATAATTAACGGCGAACCCCTTAAGGCGTTTATCTACCAAGACCATGAGGCGCATATACTGGCCCACAAGTCTTTAATAGAAGACCCCAAGATTATGGAGATCATGTCAAAGAGTCCCAATGCCAAGCAGGCAGGGGCTTCTCTCGCTGCACACATACAAGAACACTTGGCGTTCCAATACAGGATGGAGATCGAAAAGCAGCTTGGTGTTGAGTTGCCGCCGCCTGATACCCCATTACCGGAAGATATTGAGTATCGTATATCTAGACTGGTGGCTCCTGCGGCTGAACAGCTTACAGGTAGAAACCAGCAAGAGGCACAAGCCAAGCAAGCGCAACAGCAAGCGCAAGATCCTATCGTGCAAATGCAGCAGAAAGAACTACAGATCAAAGAGTTGCAAGCGCAAACCAAGGCGCAAGCCGAAATGGCTAAAATACAGCTTGATATGCAGAAAGCTGCGGACAACTCTCAGATACAAAGACAGAGACTTGATCAGGAAAACCGCATAGCTCAAGCCAAGCTTGCGGCAAGTATCTCTGAAAACAACTCACGCGAAGAATTAGAACAGCGGCGCATTACATCCAAGGAACAGCTAGAAGGCTTTAAGATTGGACAAGAAATAGCTAAGGACTTGCAGGGTGAATAGTGTATCCTCTGTGAACAGCTTTGAGTATTACAGGCAAGCATTGCGTAATCAGATGAACGAGTACGCAGACCACATTAGTGGTGGCGCGTGTAAAGATTATAGTGAATACTCAAAATGTGTCGGAATCATTGAAGGCTTAGCAATAGCGGAGCGAGAGCTTCTGGATATGCAGGCTAAAGCTGAGGAAGATTACTCCGCATAAGCGGTGCAAGCGACTCTGGACGCTTTTTTCCAGTGCAAAGGAAAACTAATGAGCGAATCATTAGCAATAAACGATGACGCGAGTTCGCAAGAAGACGAACAGTCACGCAAAGCAAAGCAATTGCCTCAACCGAGAGGCTATAAAATACTTATTGCTTTACCTGAACCCGAAGAGAAGACGGCTGGTGGCATAATCAAAGCCACTGAAACGCTGCACAATGAAGAAATAGGGTCAATTGTAGGCATGGTCTTGGCTTTAGGCCCGGACGCTTACAGCGACTCACAGCGATTCCCGTCTGGCCCATCCTGTAAGGAGGGTGACTTCATATTAATGCGGTCTTATTCTGGAACCAGATTTAAGGTTCACGACAAAGAGTTCCGCTTGATTAACGACGATAGTGTTGAAGCTGTTGTAGAAGATCCACGGGGGATTGTGAAGGTATGAGTGAAATGCAAGAAGCGGTGGAGACTCAAGAGTCCTCTGCCGAAGAGAAGTTTTTTGGTGTCAAGACAACTATTGGCCGATCTCAAGATAACGAAGAGGCTGATTCTGGTTCGGATTTAGAGCTAGAGATTGTTGATGACCGCCCGGAAGAAGATCGTCGCGCACCCAAAGTAGAGTCATCTGCTGATGATTCCGATGACGATGAGCTTTCAGGTTACAGTGAGCGTGTACAAAAACGTATAAACAAGCTTCGATACGAGCAAAACGAAGAGCGCAGGCAACGCGAAGCGGCTGAGCGCCTAAGAGAAGAAGCTGTAAGTTACGCTCAAGCAGTTACCGCAAAGAACAAAGAATACGAATCTTTGATAAATCGCGGTGAAGCAGCGTTGATAAGCCAGATAAAAGATAAGGCTCAGTTGGCCCTTGAGACTGCAAGAGAGCAGTACAAGAAGGCTTACGAAGAGGGCGACACAGATAATGTTGTTGCTGCCCAAGAAAATCTTATGAGGGCGCAATCAGAACTTACCGAAGCAGGTAAGTACGAGCAGGCGTTAGCTAAAAAGCCTGTTAGTGTGCCGGAAGATGCGTACCAACAGCAGGTTTATCAACAGCAACTAGCAAGGGAGCAACAGTTTGCCCAGCAGCAAGCTCAGCCACAGGTTGAGCCGCAAGCTCAAGAGTGGGCGAGAAACAACCCTTGGTTTATGCGCGATGGTTATGAAGAAATGACCAGCACCGCATATGGTGTTCATACAGCTTTAGTTAAAAAAGGTGTGGCACCTAACTCAACGGAATACTTTGAAACCATAGACGCTACCATGCGTCAACGGTATCCAGACTTTGACTGGCAGGATTCAAGCGATACAGATGGCCGTAGCGCGTCCGTGACTGCTAGTCAGCCTTCGTCGGTGGTGGCACCCTCCTCTAGGAGTAACGGTGCTAAACCGCGCAAAATACGGTTAACGGCCAGCCAGATTGCTCTCGCCAAGCGTATCGGGCTTACCAATGAACAGTACGCAATGCAGCTCATCAAGGAGGGCAAACAGTGACTGAAGAGCGCACCCCAAGAGAAAACGAGACGCGAGAAGCGTCTGCAAGACCTAGTGATTCATGGATTCCAGCTTCCATCCTGCCTGACCCGAAGCCTCAAGATGGCTGGGTTTTTCGGTGGGTTAGAACTAAAACCCTTGGTGAATCAGATAATGTTCATGTGTCTAGAATGTTTCGGGAAGGTTGGACGCCTGTAAAGGCAGAGGATCATCCTGAGCTTATGCTTTCCTCTGATATTGGATCTCAGTTTGAGGGCAATATAGAGGTTGGCGGTTTGCTTCTATGCAAGGCTGACAAGGCCAGAATGGATGCTCGTACTAAGCACTTTGAACAGGTAGCTGATAATCAAATGCAATCCGTGGACAATAATTTCTTGCGCGAAAACGACCCTCGTATGCCGCTGCTCAATCCAGAGCGAAGCACACGGGTGTCTTCATTTGGTAAGGACTAACCTCTGGCAAGGGGTTGGTTGATTAACTTGAGGAGGCCACTATGGCTACCGTTGCAACCCCTATGGGTGCTGAACCAGTTGATACCTTAAGTGCGAGCGGCTCGTTTACGGGCAAGGTTCGTCACATTAAGATCGCCAACGCTTATGGAACTGCTATTTTTTATGGCGATTTCGTAAAGTTGGTTGCTGCTGGCACCGTTGAAAAAGCCGCTGTAACAACCTCTGTTGTTGCTGGCACCGTTGGCATCTTTGTAGGCTGCGCTTACACTGATCCCAGCACAAACCAGATGACATTTAACCAACAATTCCCAGCATCAACTGCTGCTGACGACATTGTTGCTTATGTCGTTGACGATCCTAAGTTGTTGTTCCGTATGCAAGGTGACGAATCTATTGCTCAAACCGGATTAGGAAACAACATCTCAGCAGTTAACACTGCGGGATCAACCTCCATCGGACGAAGCAAGAACGCCCTAGACGGCGGCTCTATCGCTACGACCAATACATTACCACTGCGTGTCGTTGATTTCGTAGATGGCCCAACCAGCACTGTAGGTGATGCATTCACAGATTGTATCGTTACCTACTTGCCTTTGAGCCACGCTTACGAAACCAAGCTCGGCGTTTAAGGAGAACTAGGCAATGGCAATTTCAAGAGCGCAAATGCTTAAAGAACTCCTGCCGGGGCTTAACGCCTTATTTGGTTTGGAGTACGAAAAATACGAAGACGAACACACTCTCATTTATGAGACTGAAAGTTCTGATCGTTCTTTTGAGGAAGAAGTGAAGTTGAGCGGCTTTGGTGCTGCTCCCGTTAAAGCTGAGGGTTCTGCAATCTCTTACGATTCAGCGCAAGAAAGCTATACGGCTCGCTATAATCACGAGACGATTGCGATGGGCTTCGCCATCACCGAGGAAGCGATGGAAGACAATCTTTACGATTCTCTTTCTGCTCGCTACACCAAAGCTTTGGCACGGGCTATGGCCTATACCAAGCAAGTTAAAGCAGCGAATCCGCTTAACAATGGTTTCACCAGCTTCCAATCTGGAGATGGTGTTACGTTGTTCAACGCTTCGCACCCATTAGTTAACGGTGGAACAAACTCTAACCGTCCATCTACTGGTGCTGACTTGAACGAAACATCGCTTGAGCAAGCAATCATTGAGATTGCAGCGTTCACCGATGAGCGTGGTCTGCTTATCGCAGCCCGTCCTCGTAGCTTGGTTGTTCCTCCTGCACTGATGTTTACAGCAGATCGTCTGCTTGAAACCACTCAGCGCGTTGGTACTGCTGACAACGACATCAACGCTATCCGCAATATGGGTGCAATCCCCGGCGGATATGCTGTTAATCACTATTTGACTGACAGCAATGCCTTCTTCATCATGACTGATGTACCGAATGGCATGAAGATGTTTGAGCGTACCGCTCTAGAAACGAGCATGGACGGAGACTTCGATACGGGTAACGTGAGATATAAAGCTCGCGAACGCTATTCCTTCGGGGTAAGCGACCCACTCGGAATTTACGGATCTCCCGGCTCTAGCTAGAGTGACGTAACTTTGAACAGGGCTGCTTTCGAGTGGCCCTTGTTCTTTTCCTGACTAATTGTTTCACATGAAACATTTAGACTAACCCAGACAGGAGACTACAATGGGTACTACGACTTTCACGGGTGCAGTTCGTTCTGAAAGCACCTTCAAAACTGTAAGCAAAGACAGCACTTCTGGTGCTATTACTGAAGTTGCAACTATCGGTGACGGCCCCGTTAGCCTTGCTGATGGCAACGTAACCTTAACTAACGCCACTCACAGCGGACGAATACTGCTGGTTCCAGATGGCGGACAAGACAACACCTATACCTTACCAGCGCCTATTGCTGGATCTGTGTTTAGGTTTGTTTACGCTGGCGGTGCCGCTGACGCAACTGATGCGCTTATCGTTACCCCCGGAAACACTAATTTTTACATTGGTGGTGTTACTTTCCTTGATACTGACAACGAAGTTAGTGCAGTTTTTTCTGATGGCAACTCAAATAGCAGCATTCAGTTAAACGTACCTGCTGGCTTTGATGTAACGATTATTGGTTTGAACACAACCAATTATCAGATCTTCGGCACTGTTACGGGCGCAACTGCACCTGCATTTGCTGATCAGTAATAGGAGGTTAGCATGGCCGATGCAGTAGCAACTCAAACCATTGAGGATGGTGGTAGCACCGCCATTTTCAGGTTTACAAATGTCAGCGATGGCAGTGGCGAAAGCGCGGTCACAAAGATCGACGTATCAGCCCTTACTGCTGACCCTATGACTGGCGCGGCTTGTACCTCTGTTGTCATCCAGAAGATCTACTACTCATGCATCGGTATGGGCGTAAAGATTTTTTTTGATGCAACTACTGATGTGCTTGCTTGGCAGCTAAACGCGGATTGGTCTGATACGCTTGATTTCACTGACTTCAGCGGCATTCCAGATACAGAGGCGAGCGGCACTACAGGTGATATTAAATTCACCACAGTAGGTCATTCTAGCGGCGATGTGTATAACATCGTTATGCAGGTTCGCAAAAGATACTAGTAGTAGCTGTGGCTAGAAACTACAAAGAAGAATACAAGGATTTCCATTCAAAGCCTGATCAGAAGAAACGTCGTGCGGGGCGCAACGCTGCAAGACGCAAGATGACTGCGGCTGGCAAGGTTAAGAAGGGTGACGGCAAAGACGTTCACCATAAGGATGGAAATGCCTTGAACAATAAAAAGAAAAATCTTCGGGTAGAGTCTAGATCAAAGAATAGGGCTAGAAAGAAATGAGCTTAACTGATGCTGAAAAAAACAGGCTGAAAAAGGTTGGGCTTACAGGTCTTAACAAGCCTAAAAGAACCCCAAGCCATCCATCCA